TACTTACCTGTGGATGGTGTCATGTATGCGAAAAAGAATTGTTGTCTAATGCAGGTGGATGGATTATAAATGCAGAGAAGAAATACTTTTGCCACGAAGGTCGTGAAGGAAGTTGTTTCGATAACTATTGTGAAAATAAATTAAAGGAGAAACAATATGCCGATGGTAGGAAAAAAGAAATTCAGCTACACAAAAGCTGGTAAGAAAAAAGCAAAAGCATACGCTAAGAAAAAAGGTATGAAGATGAAATCGAAAGGAAAATACTAATGCTAACAGCTAAACAGAAAACACTTCCACCAGCTTTAAAGAAAAAAATTCTAGCTTCAAAGATGAAGAAGAAAAAGAAAAATGGCAAAAAAAAGTAGTGTCAATAAAGCAGGTAACTATACAAAGCCGGGTCTTAGAAAAAGATTATTCCAAAGAATAAAATCATCTAATGTACAAGGCACAGCAGCAGGTAAGTGGTCCGCAAGGAAAGCACAACTGTTAGCTAAAAGATATAAAGCTGCTGGAGGAGGCTATAGATGACAACTAAAACTGTTAAAGCACCAAAAGGTTTTCATTGGATGAAGAAAGGTTCAAGTTTTAAACTTATGAAAGGTACTTACAAGCCACACAAAGGAGCTGTAAAGATGGCAAAGTTTACAGTACAAAAGAAACATGGCACTAGCTAAATCACAAAGATCATTAAAGGCTTGGGGTCGCCAGAAATGGCGAACTAAGTCTGGTAAAAAATCTAGTGAAACTGGTGAGAGATACTTACCAAGTGCAGCTATTAAAAGTTTATCTGCATCTGAGTATGCTAGAACTACTGCTGCTAAAAGAAGAGCCAAGAAAAAAGGTAAACAGTTTAGTAAACAACCAAAGTCTATTGCATCTAAAGTAAAAAGATACAGACAGTTTAGTTAAAATTTATTCTTTAATTCTTTCTGCTATAGATTTTTTTATCTTTTCATAGTCTTGCCAAAGACTTTTCTCTGGCGACCAAAATCTTTTAAAATCTCTTTTCATCTCAATAGAATGTAAAACTGTAGTATGATCCTGCTTAAAATATCTACCAATCTCTGTTAGATTCATTTTATATTTTTCAAATAACAAGTTATGTATTACATTTCTAGCTCTAACTATATCTGAGGTTCTTGTTTTACTCATCAAGGTTTCTTTGTGTACCTCAAAGTGTATACAAACTTTATTTATAATTGATTGCACATCAGATGGTTTGGGACTTTTAAAAGCAAAGCCAAGAACTGTTTTGTTAGGTGGTGCTACTTGCACATACCTTTTTCTTTCCATAACTTCTTTAGCTCCATTTATAAAACCAAGTCTATATATTTTTTTTCTATCTTCACTTAGCAAATCATAAGATGACTTGACTTCGTAAATAAATTCATTCTGATTTAGATATTTAATGTGTGTTGCATACACATCATTTATATTTTTGGACATAGAACCCCTACGCTTTCTGTTGTTTTTTTTAAATACTGATGAATTATCTCATCAATAGTTCTCTAGCTTTTTCAATTTTCCAGATCAAATCAAAGCTATCTTGTTTTAATTGATTAGCTTTTTCTTTGGCTGCAAGATACGCATCATGCTTTTTCTTCTGAAGGTCCTGCAACTTCTGGAAATCCTGTTTTAGCTTTTCCATCCTTCTCCTTTTTTACTTTAGTAAAGTCTACTTTAACTGCTGTAACTTTACATTCTACAAACTCACCTTCGGCATTGGGGTCTGCAGCTTTCTCAACTTCATCAAATCTTTCAGACAATAAAAAACTTGCCTCGCCTGATTTAATTCTGATATATTTAGTCATTTATTCCTTTTTGTCTATACTTAATTTATGTAGTTCTTTAGCCATTTTTGAGTATATTTCAAGGTCATCATAGTTGTCTGCCTTATAATTTCTAGTTGTTCTATATAATTTTAGACCCATCATAAGTTGTGCTACTTCATGTGGTGCAATATCATCTTTTAATTTGTCGTGCAATATGACATTGAATAGTACAGAGATCAGCCTAAAGTTTTCTTTGAAATCGCCATAATCTTTTTGCCGATCCTCCATGATCTTTTTTAAAATCTTATCTGATAAATCTATTGTCGTCATAGTTAAGGGATGAGGCAGGGAAACAACTAAAAATAGGCAGAAAGGGATGCCAAATAAAAACCCCACCTCATCGAAAAGGTATAAATTAATACCTATTATCTTTTAGCATAGTAGCTAGGTTTTGCATAATCTTTTTTTGGTGCAAAACTTGGTGTGCCACCACCAGATGATCCTGATTTAGACCTATCATTTGATCTAAGTCTTACAGTAATCATTCCTGTTGGTTCTCCATTATTATCTCGATCATCCCAGCCTGCTTGATTGTGCCAAGTATCTCCTATTTTAACACCAATACGCCAATCTTTATCAGGTGGAGATTCCTCATTTGGTGGACCAACCCAATCAGGTTGCTCTGGTGCGTTCTTCTTTTCGTTTCTTACGAGCTTGATATATATATCATCAGCCATTTGTTATTACTCCTTGGTTTAGTTTTGTCTCATGAGTTTCATACAAATCAGTTATCTGTCTGTACTCTCTTTGAGACTTATTATTAGAGTCAAATAATTCTGAGTTATCTTTTTTCCATTGTCTCAGAGCATAAATGTCATTTATATTTTTAATGTCATTTTTTATTAGACCCATATCAAGCTCCATATCGAGCCTAATATTCTTCTTTCCATTTGTCTTTGGAATTTCTTTTACTTCTTCAAATGGCTTTGCTTCATATCCATCATCATCTTTGATACCTGTTTTTAAATTTAATACATTTAAGAAAGCATACTTTCTTGAGTATGACATGGCTTGACCAGTACCAAACTTATCTAAGCCACCCATTGCACTACAACCATTTACTTCAATCTTTTCATTTGCATTTTCAATATCATGTATTGTCATAAAGCAAGTAACCATAATATAATTATCATGTGTATCTGTTTTATAACTACAAGTTGGATACAATTTTTGATCTAGTAATGCTTGAGTTGCTACTTCCTGTACTGCATCGTGCAGCAAAGGATTGAAGTGCATACCTTTTACTTTCTCACCTTTCTTTACACCACCCGCACTTAAACATGCTTGGTGTAGTTTTTGATATATGTTTTTTACTATCATGCGTTTATCCCCCATAGTTGTTTTATTGTTTGTTTTTGTTTGTCTGTTAGATTTTTATAGTGAAAGAAATGATTAAGATCAGGCTCTTCTGTTAGCTCTGCTAGTTTAGATAGATTG